TACGGATCGACGAAGATGCTCAGGCCACGTCGATCAGCCCAGGCAACGGTCTCGCTCAGGTCAACGAAGTCGATGACCTTCAAGTCGTCCTGAGTCGTTGTCTGGATGCTTGTCCAGTTGGCATTGGTGAACACCGGTTTGCCCAAGAACCGCTCGCCGGGCGTGTCGCCCATAGCCAGATCGTTCCAGCCGATACCCCCATACGCGCGAGGCGTGGCAATGAGCATCGCGCGCAGGAAGGCCAAGGTGGCGTCGTTCATGATGAACACAGCCCGATCACGGTACTCCTGCGCCAGGGCGAAGTAGGCCGTCATGACCTCACTGTCGAGAATCACCTTGGTCGTGGCGATCTCAACACCATCGATGGAGGCGAGCAGGTCATAGAGCACCTTGTTCTCGGCCAGTGCCAGCGCCTTGCCGGCTTCGCTCGTGAGCCATTGCTGAAGCACCGGGATATCTTCCAGTGACTCCTCGGACACCGTGACGAGCGAGCCTTTCTTGAGCAAGGTCACGGTCTTGGCGACGGTCGCCGGTGCGTTCTCGACGTACGCGCCTTCCTCGGCAACCGTCGGGATGATCGCCATGCTTGTGGCGACTGGCACGGTGAAGGTCAGCTTGTCGGTCGTGAACGTGCGCATCCCTGACCGGCGGACGAGGGAGTACTTGCCTCGCTCTTCGCTGATCCCGGCATAGAGATCGTCCGGGACGAGCACACCGAGTTCGGCCGCTTCGCTTTCCTCAAGCCCTCGCTTGGCACTTGCGAATCGCAGCGGGAGCCCGCCGTCGGCCACACGCCGCGCATCCTCGACCAGCGCGCGCATGTAGGCGTAAGTCTCTTGCTTGCCGGCGTCCTGGCCCTTGGTCGGGTCAGCTTCAGTGACGTTGAAGACGGCCCGGCGTTGCACCGGATCCTTCTTCAGCTCTTCGAGGATCGAAGCACGCATCGCAGCGCGCTCCGTCTCGGCCGCAGCAACGGCCACGTTCTGGGCCACGAAAGCCGCAGAGATGCCGTCGTTGATTGCCTTCAAAATCTCAGCGTCCATGTCAAACACTCCTGTCGTTCGGATTGGAGGTCGATCCGCCTCGTCCTGGTCCTTATCCTCACCGGCCTCGAACGCAGTCGGAAGATCAAGACCGACCTGTGAAAAGAATGCCCTCATGGGCAAGACAATGGCATCATCGCTGACTGGGACACGGCCCGGTCCCTTGTCGAAGATCGAGAGCTCCGCAATCGGCCAGACATCTACGTGTCCAGGCCGATTGTCGGGGGGCCTCACAAGATAGTTTACACTGCCGGTCGATGCACCAGCGTTCCCCTCCATCGCCGCCTGCCAGGTGCGCAGGCCCAGGGGATGCTGCGAGAGATCGGGCGTGATCATCCACACACCGCGTTCGTCGATCCGACTGACCTCCGAAGCACCCAGGGAAACAGGCTTTTCAATCGCCCGGCTTTGCGGCGAGTAGCCATGCAAGTAGAGCGTCGGCCGGCGATCGCCCACGTTGATCATGAAGTCGGTGCGGGCATCGAGGTACTGGTGAAGCCGATCGAGACGATCCGGCGCGCCGAAGGGGGCAGCCAGGACCTCAAGGCGCTTGATCTCACCGTCGAGCACAGCCCGGATTGCGCCAGTGTCTCTCAGTCTGATCTTCATGTGTTCCACACCTTCTCGACGTACTTCCAGATGATCTCGATGGCTTCATCGAGCTTATTTCGGGCGACGACAGAGAGCACCTTCCAGCCCCGCTCTCCATGGAAGCCCGCCTGTTCATCGCCCTGGACGAAGATCCCGTAACTGGCCTTGTTGCCCACTTCCACCTGATCGACGCTGGCACTGACGTACCAGCTCTTGTTCAGATGCTCCGAGCTCTCTCGGCCCCAGCCCGTGCGCGAACGAGGCCCGTAGCCCCGCTGATACCAGCGGCCGGTCGGGTTGAGCGGGCTGTTTGCCATCGTCAGCGGCGGGTAAGGTGCAGCCTCGGCCCGCACAATCTCGCCAATCGCCTGCATGGCCGGCTTCCGGTACTTGCCATCAGCCAGGCCGTTCAGAGCCAGCATCAATCCAGGCATCCCCTCGATGGTGATCGTCTCGATCATGCCGGCCCCCGGATGTCATAGGTCACAGTGCATTCACAATTGACGTGGAGTGGCGGGAATTCGTCAGTCGGCCATTCGCTTTCGGGCAGCTCATCCCGGTCATCACACTCGTCCGGCTCCCGCGTGGTCGAGCCCTCGTTCACGTGCCAAACCGCCACAGCGATAATGCCCACGTCCTTGAGCTCCTGAGCGCCGAGCTGCTGCCCCTCCGAATAGGCCCGAGTGACCTCAGTAACCCCGATCATCTCCGCCCGGTTGGCTCCGAACGTGGGGGCCAGCTCGGCTACAAGATTTTCGCGCGTAAAGCCCGGCAATGTCAATGCTTTTTGCAGAGCGTCCTCGATGACGTTCCGGCTGGTCTCGTTGATCCCTTTCACAAGCCCGAAGGTGTAGCTGTCCGCCCAGAGCAGGATCGCCGCCTGCGCCTTGGCGATGGCCGTATCTACCAGCTCGATCCACACATCAGTCTTGACGAGCAGCATGAGCTCACTCATCTTGCCGTCGGCGAGACTGCGCAGGACCGGTGTGAGTTCCCTGCGCATGAGCTTATCCTGCTCACGCCAGAACAGTCGCCAGGCATCTGTGTTGCGAGGCGGCCAGGGTGGCAAATCCTCCGCGCGCGCGGGCAGGCCAAGCTCCGCAGAGACGGCCCGAAACTGCTCTGCCAAGAGTCGGGCCACGATCGCCGTCAGGCGCTTCTTGTCCTCGAGGTCCGTCATCGCATCCCGTCGAATACGCCGAGCACGTCGGTGCTGGTCTTAGCCCCGGCAAGCTGGGCCGAGATCGCCGCCCGGACTGTAGACCGAATCACTCGACTCTCGAACTCCACGGCGGCGCTTCCTGCACTGCGCAGGGCTTTGAGCGACTTCCGCCGCCATGCCCTGAGATCAATCTGCTCCGGAGTCAGGGGTTGCTCCTGTACCTCCGGGGCAGCCGTCTCCGGCCAGCCCATCTCTTGCCGGGCAAACTCAGGCGTGATGGCCCCTGCATTGATCGCCGAAGCCAATCGTGCCCACTTGGCCGTCGCATCCTCTTGGAGAATCTCTAGCTCATCCGTGGCAAATTCGAAGGTGACGCTCGGATCAACCTGATCTACAAGGTCCTCGTTGATCACGTCGGCATAGTAGTCGGCCCGCGGGATCACTGTGTCCTCGAGGAGAAACTTTCGCCCCTCAGCAGCATTGGCGAAGGTCGCTCCCTGAATGTCGAGCAGGACCTTGGGTACACGCATGCCGACACAGATGTCGTTGCGAGCCTGTTCCCGGATCTCGACCAGGGCTTGCTTAGCCATGTCAGCCGACAGAAGCGTTGCCTTCATCCCCTTATCGGCAAAGCCAACACCACCCGCACGTCTCGATCCGCCAAACCTCTTTTTCCACCACTGGATGATCTTGTCCATTTCTGATTCGGGGACAGTTTGCTCCGTGCTCAGCAACAAGCTGGGAATAGCGTCATTCTTGAAGTGCGCTTCAACGTATCTGCTTGCCTCGTACTCTTGGGCAATGGCGCTCTTGATCACGTCGATCACAGGCACACCTGGCAGTAGATCGTTGTCTGGATCGTGCTCACGAAAGTAGACCACCTCATCGCGCTTGAAACGGTTCACGATTGTGCCCTGGATCGTCTGGACGAACTCCTGGATGCCACTCCGGTCCGCCTTCACACTCATCGTGGGAGAGCTCAAGCGCCGGAGCTCGGTTCCGTCAATCAGCCAGTAGCCTGCGCCGGTCATGAGCATGTCGATCTCCGAGGCACCCATGACCTCAGCCCAGTTACTCTCCCGGCCGAAGTTGGCCAGCATCTCGTGCAGGGGATGGTTCTCAACAACCTCACCATTGCGCACAATGCGCCACGGCAACCGAGCCAGTTCCGTCGCCCGGATCTGCATGGCAGCATAGGCCCAGGCCGACCTGGCATACTTGCCACTGCTAAGGCGTTGGCCGGTGGAGAGCTCGTAAGCGCCCTCTCTCAGCCCGGCAGAAAACGGCCAGTCTGCAATTCGCATGGCGTTCCGGGGTGTCAGAAGCATGTCTCGCATAGCTACCCCAATGTGATGTGCCCCTGGGCATCCGCCCAGACAAGAAGC